CCTATCTCGTTTGATGAGTTCTTGTATTTTGTAAAATTGGTTCATAATAAATTTTTAAGTATTTTGTAAAGTACATTGACAACGATTGAGTTGCCAGCTTGCTTGTATGCTTGTGAGTCAGAGACGGTCCAAGTGAATGTATCAGGAAAGTCCATCAATCGAAAGCATTCTCTTGGTGTTAGGCGGCGGATTTTATAATCTTTATTAATTATTGGAGGATTATTTCCAGTAAACTTTTCACTCCACTTATCTCTCATCATTGCCATTATTGCTGGTGAATTTCCATCTTCTCTCCATCTAAATCCTTCATCTGAACGATAATCACCAACCATCACCGCTTGATTGCATCCAGTATCCAATGTTTGTGCAACACCCTTCCCTACTCTTCCTCTTCGTGTTTCTAAAGATGGTACGCTAAAATTGATTGAATCACCTTCTCTTGCTTCCTCGTATCCTTTGGATGTGGCTGATTTGATTTTGATTATATTATCACTTATATCAATTGAACCACTTGATTTTGTTATTGCCGTAGCGAAATCATTTTCAGTTCGGTAATTTATTTTGCCATTATTGAAATTGTCACTTCTATTCTCAAAATATCTTAACATCTCATCACTCAAAAAATACTTCTCATCAACCTCATCCTCCAACACATCCTTGAGGCGCTTAGTGAGATGCTCTTCTCGTGGGAATTGAAAGCGGTTGTCAGTATCATCTCGGATGCCAATCAAGAAAACTCGCTCACGATTTTGAGGAACACCGTGATGCTTTGCGTTTAGAACTTGCCAATACAAATGGTAAGGAACGGAATCATCATATGGGAACAATACAGGTAGTCCATTGACTGACTTACCTCCGAGCATATTCACCCACTCTTGGAATGTTCTGCCACCATCATCAGAGAGCAATCCTTTGACGTTCTCGAAGATAAAGAATCTCGGCTTGTTGACCTGAATGAACTCGTGTGAGTTAAAGAATAAGATACCTCGCTTGTCTTCCTTGCCAAGTCGCTTCCCAGCTAATGAGAATGCCTGACAAGGTGGTGAGGTCATATAGATATCCAATGACTCTGATGGAATATCTCGGTCATAGACATTGGTTGGATAGTATTCAGGCTCACCATAGTTGTGGATGAATGTCTCACGAGCGAACTTGTCCATATCACAGGCGAACACTTCCTTGTATTCAACACCTAATCGAATGAGAGCTTGATTGAATGCACCCACTCCGCTGAAGTCAGAGCCTACCCTTAACATGGTGACACTTTAAATTTACCATCATTATATCTGCCTGTCCAAATCAGTTCACTCTTGTACCAATAGGCGAGTGATTTGCTGTGGAAGTTCCACTCCTGGACAACCTTGTTGCCGAAGTGGTATGTGAGTTTGAATTTCATATCTCTTGCATTTTGATTTCACAAATTCGGTTGTATAGATCGTGGTTGAATGTTGTCCAAAATCGGTTGCGTTGGTAGTGGCTAAACGCACCACCACTCGTCATCATCTCTCGGGTCATAGTTGTAACACTCATAGCAGAACTCGTGGAAGTTTTCGGTTGCGTTGTCAACAAGTTCTTGCATTGCTTCATCACACTCTTTAAGGGTGAGGTCTTTGTGCCATTCGGCTCTATTGATTTTCCATTCTTCATAATTGTTTCTTTTATCAAAGCTGTATATTAATTCTATTGTACTGATATGTTCATCATCCTGGCGAGTGTATACTTCAACAAAGATGCTGTTGGCTGAGGGATTGCATGACTCCTCTGCAAACCAATATTTATTTTCCGTATTTTTCATTGTAGATTCTTTGAGCGTAGCTGTTATATGATTTTGACAATTCGTACTTTGCCTCCTGATATGTTTGGTAATCGATTGGATGGTGGTCTGTAACAGGTGGTTTCACTGTTGTTACCAACCAAAAGAGGAACACTGCGCCAAGCAATATCAATCCACCATAGCCAAAGAAGGCTTTGTCCTCACCATCGAGGTACTTCCATTCGTTAATGATTCTTTTCATCTTGTATTGTATCTAATAGGTTATTAATTGCAGCCCATTGCGCAGCTGCGTAGCGTGTTGCCTTGTCATCAGCGCCAAAGCGCTGACGCATATAGAGAAGGTCTTGATACATCTCAGCCTCTTGGCTTCTGATAAGGTCTAAAATTTGTTCTTTTGTCATAGTTGTTTCGATTTGATACGGTGAAATTACATATAAGTTTCATATCTGCAAAACTTTTTTAACATTTTTTTTCATTTTCTAACAATTAGGCACAAAAAAAGGGGTGTCTCCACCCCCAAAACAATTATGAACCCTCGAATTTACAAAGGAAATTTGATACTATCGATGTTTTTGTAAAGTTTTTTCTGACCATTTTTTTCGATGCGAGCAGATTCGAACATCAAGATGCGACCTCCTGTCGGTTTAACAGGCGCACCTCGCTCAACGTGCCACCCTTTCGAGCCATCTCCGTACTCTTCCTTGTATGTACCTGTGAGCATCAAGTGAATATCCTTGTGCTCGTGGCGGTATCCTGTTTTGCTGTGGTATGAAACGGTATCTCTGACATCATTTCGGGCAGCGTTCTCGTGGATGTGACCCATAGTGAACACATCGAAGTCCTCATACATCTCCAATGCCCTGGTGAGGTTCAATGCTCCCTTGGTAACTACACCACCACCACCTGAGCCATGAAAGTACTTGATTTTGAATGATGATTGTACATTGACGTCAAAGATTTGGCGCACAATAATCCAACCACCATAGCCACCGGTGAACACTTGAGTGCCATTGCGGTAATTGAGGAGGTCAACGAATCGCTGAAGGATGTCGGTCTCTTGATACTTGATGATTGCGGTCTCATGGTTTCCGTATCCGATAACAGTAAGCAAGTGAGCATATGGTGACCACCACTCGACAGCTGTCTCAACGATTGAATCCAGGTACTTTGCATTGTTGTGTTCAGGTCTGATGTCTGATTTGTTCCCTCTGCGATCTCCGCGACCCTGCATGAGGCATAGCATATCCCCATTTATCATGATAGGTATCTGATTATCAAGACAATAGTCGAGGTCTCTCTTGAGAATATCCCAATCACATTTTGGATTGTCCCAATGGATGTCAGAAAGCATTGCAATCTTGACTTGTTTGCCATCCATCTGAATCTCGTGGATGTTCTTTGCGTGTTTTTTTACTATCATAAAGTGGTTTTAGCGAATCTCATCAGATACTTAGCTGCGAATCCTGCAACGAATCCGATAATAAACAACCATAGATTTGGTTTCGTGTTTTTGTGCTTCTCAGTTTTCCACTTAACTACCTCTACTTTTTCAATCATTCGTAGAGTATCTCGTTTTAACTTATATTCGATACGGGTCTCAAAGCGTGTTTTAGGCACTTCTAAGCGTTTGTAACGCACTATTGTATCTTTTTGGACTATTACCTTCTCCCAATAAATTGAGTCTCTTAAAACGTACGGAATTGAGTCTATTGTAGAAATACGGATTGTATCAGCGGACTCCCCTACGCTAAATCCTTTCTTCATTGCTCTGCGGATGTGGTAGTTAGCGGAGCATCCTGTCGCAAAAATCGCCAATATTAGCGACAAAATCAGGCTAAAGGTTGATAAACGTTTCATATTTTTCAGGTTATAGGCTTAAAATTCATTTATCAAGCAATAGCTAACGACCTTTTGCGCCTTGGTTGCCTTGATAAACGTGCGATATTTATCCATATCATTGACCACTTGGCACCCAGCACTCCACCATCCGATGGTTGCACCGGTGTTGTCAGCGTTGATGTTGTATGTGTTAGGATGGAAGTTGATGCCGAAGTAACCAGTCTGAACTTGACCGATTGCCTCACTCTTGTCATCCTTATCGGTGTCACGATTCACTGCAATGGATGCACCAAGCTGAAGCAAAGCATCAACCTTGCCATTGTGCTTGCCAAACTTCCAAAGATTGTAATACCACGAGTCAGCCACAACCACAGCAGCACCATCCTTGTTGACCTTCTCGAATTGCTTGAGTGTTGGTGTGCCTGGATTGGTGGTACCTGAGGCAACTGAGATGAACTGCTCACCTTTAAAGAGATAGAACTTGTCATCAAATTTGTTTACTGTGTCCTCATTAGATCGTACACCAAGAATCCAATGCTCTGAAGGAATGCTCTTGAAATTGCGCAGCGTTTTGACCTTATCGAGTAGCTGCTTATCGGTATATGCTCTGACCATTTGTCCAGTTTTTTGTCCGTTTTACTGGACATTTTAAGTGTTTTTCACCTGAATTAAGTAAAATAACCCCGACAACAGTATCATCGGGGGTGCGGTTTAATCGGTTTGCTCAACCAATAACAAGTACCGCAAGCTACTTCCAACCATCCAACTCTTCCTTGGACCTGGTCACAAATTTTCGCATCGCTGCAAGGATGTTCTTGCCTGTTACACTTTCATAGCTTTCGTTGATGCTCTTGACCTCAACCACTACGCAAAAGAACGCAACAAATTTAGTCATGATAAGCTCAACCGAAATGAAGTGAGCAACAATATCACCAGCAATGAACTTCTCAATCAAGAACGTGAACACAATACCACCCGAATACAAGGCAGCCTTACCAAGTGTATCGCTCAATCTGCGTGACTTGAATGATGCCCATCCGTTTTTTTTAACTGAGCGCCAAACTCCGAAGATAGTGTCAATAAATATGGCGAGGATGGCAACCAATACCAATGGCTGAACCGGTGCGAGTACTGTGAACAATGATGCGAATATTGCGAGTGTTGTGTTTTTCATCAGATAACAAGAATTTGATTGTTGTATCCGTTGTTGCGTGGATATCCACAGTTCCAGGTACCATCCATGAAGCAATCACCGATGCACTGATTGCATTCGATTTGTGGTCGAAGGTCGGTGTCACGATTTTCATGGCTGATGAAGATAGGATATTCAGCTCGGTTCTTGACCAGGTATCTGATGAAGCGCATCTCAAAGAACGATGCTTTTTGAGCAAAGTGTTCCATGCCGAATGCCACCTCAGAGCGACTAACGCTGGAGGAGTTGTCACCAAATTGTGTTTGCAGTCCTTTGTTCTTGAGCTGATACGTCAACCCAAATACAGCATCCTCAGCTGAGCGCCATGCAATGACAGGCTGAATGAATGTGACGAGTGTCTCCTCCTCAGGTGTGAGAGTTTGATCGTTGTATGCCTCAAGCAAATGGTTGTAAAAGACGGTACCAAGTATCGGCATCACTCGGAGCTGTGCTTGAGTGGCTACATATGGGAACACATCAGTCACATCCACATTGGCTGTGATGGGTGTGTTGGTCTTGAGATAGTTTTCAGTGATAAAGTACAACATCAGGCTTGAGGTATTTGTGTTTGTGCGGCTGCCGCTTGTGCTTGAGTTACATCACCACCTTCAATTGGTGGAAGTGATGCGAGTGCTCTGACCTCGTTGACAGTCATCTGCTCGAGTACCTTGGTTGCAACCAATGGACTCATTGCATTGAGAGCATCAGATGTCTTGGAAGCATCGCCCTCGATTTCAACGATTGACTCATTGATGATTTGGAAGTTGTTGATTCTAAACTCAGCCACGCTCAGCTTGGCGATGTGAAGTATCTCGTTGAAGATATCTTGTACTTGCTCTCTGAGTGGCATCACAACATTCTTTTCGAAGATGACGTATGCTTGCTTGATATCAGAACCTGAACCGAGTGAGCCTGTGGTGCGCACACCCATGAGTATCGGGTCGATGGTATGGGCAAAACAAATCTGCTCAGTGTTCAACCCGGATGCCTCTTGGAAGAGTTTATCATTCGAGTTGGTTGGTAGGCTTTCAATCTTCGGCAACTGCTCTGCTGAGTTGGCAAAAAATGCGGCAGTCTTGCCTGCGTTCTGCGCTCCTTTGAGCTTGTCGATGGTTTGGCGAAGTACATTTTTCTCTTCCTCTGATTGCGGTCTTTTCGGGAACATGATTGCAAACGATGGGAAGATGCTGTTCTGAATGTTGCTCTTTGCAAAGAACGATAGCTCGCCCGACAAAAACGCAAAGTTAAGTGCGGAGGAGTATTTCGGCAGCGGATACCAATCTTGCCCTAAGCACTCGACCTCATAAACAAAAAGCTGTTCACGATCAGTGCATGATGGATGATGTCTCTTGATTTCTTGGATGTCGATTCGAGTCGACCAATCTTCACAAATGAAGTACTGATTCTTGTTGCGACCTTTTCTGACCTTCTCAGGTGATACATTCTCAGCCCTGGTCATCTTCATCTTGTCATCGAAAAACAAACGGAAGTACACTCGATTATGTACAATCAATTGCTCGGTTGTGATTCGAGCAGTCTTTTTGAGCTTGATTTTTTTCTCGAATGTGTACAACTCAAGGAGGTCCTTCGGTGTTGCGTTGGTTGTCTTGAGTTCGAATCCACCACCAATGACAGCGTTTGTTTTATAGTCAACGATGGCACCATGAAGTGGTGAGCTGTACACCATTTGATTCAACAGCTGTGGATACATATCATCCTGACCAAATCTGATTTGGTTGGCGGTAGTGTATCGACCATTGACATATGGGAGTGACAGGTTTGCACCACCAACTTTCAAGAATGGTGTGCTGAAAGCATCGTAATTGGATGAAATCATCTCAACTGCTTCCTCTTTTTTTGCTCTGAATATATCGTACCAAGCCATGAGTTAATCGTAAATTGATGAAATTGATGCGCCACTTACAACCATTCTCCCCTCTTCGATGACCACTCCTGTGGTATCACTGATTTCGGTTGGCGGTATGGTTGACTCGTAAACGCTGTATGAGTATTGTCCCTTCATTAGTTCCACATCGATTGGCTCATCCAGGTAAAAGAGATTAAATCTCTCAGGATATGGTGACTCATCGGTGTTGGTGAAGAGAATCGGGTCGGATGTTGGGTTCATTTCGTTCTGAAAAACGAACAAATAATACGGTGAAGGCAGCGTTGACACCTCTGACAGTGTCACGACAATACTATTCACCTCACCCTTATTGATGTATATCATTACTTATGTTGCAATTAGGTTAAAATTTGTTCACAAAAAAACCCCATCCGGGTAGAATGGGGCAATCAAAGAAGATTTACTTCGTTTTCGAATGACTAATTTAAGTAAAATCTTCCATTTTGCTATGAGATATGTGGCAGAATGTACCACTTAATGTATAAAGAAATGTAAAATTTATATGTGATTGCATACTAATGTATAGGAAATCAGGTTTTTTATACGCAATAAGATATAAAAAAAGCCACCCCGGAGGATGGCTTCACAACGAACAGAAAGAAAGTTGTTAGATAACTGCTGTAACAGCAGCTGCTTCGATTTCATAAGCAAGAAATTCAACTTCCGAAGTCAAGGTAACGGAATATTTAGAACCATCCGCACGAACCACTCCAGAACCTTCACCTGTTGCGGTGAGCTGAAGTTGTGGGAAGTACCAATATTTGCCGTTCATATCCTTAACGATTGCCACCAAGTATTGTTGACCGGCACCCAAGATTTTGATTGCTTGAGATTTGTCCTGGTCTCTTCGGTGGAACATGAGGTTGATGACAGCAGTCACATAAGATGAACCATTGATAAGGTCAATCGCTGCTTCCTCAGTATATGAACCTGTATTTCTACGGATGTCAAATGCTGTGAAATCAGGTGCACCACCAACTAAGGTGATGGCATCGATTGTCCATGTATTGGTATTGTCTAAAGTGATACCACTGATGTTGTCTTGCTGATTAATCCAAATTTTCTCGATGCCACCTGTATTGTTGTCGCACGATTTGACGATTGATTCTAATGCTTCACAAGCCATTTTTGAATGTTTTAATCAGTTAAAAAAAAGAGGGGAGTATTTCATCCCCTCGGGAATACTATGAGTAAAGAACGATCTCAGCACCGTTAACGTGAACGAAACCAACTTTCATGTTTGCACGAGTACGGATGTAAGGCTCAGCAACAGTGTCAGAAAGGTTAACAGCTTTGAGTGCTTTGTCATCACCTTCAGCATCGAATGCGTACAAAAGGTTGTCTTTCAAAGTCAACACAGCAGTGTCATTCGGCATACCTTCACATACAACAACTTTCACACCTAAGTAAGTCAAGGCAAGTGGAGTTGTAACATATGTCATTGTGTTACCTGAAGCAGCAGCCAATTCGTATGCGTTAGCGATGTTTGTTGAAACATACAAACGAAGGTCAGCTTTCTTGCGGATGATTGATGCTGGAGCAGCAGCAAAGATAAGTGCAAGCTGAGCCAATACGTTTCCGCTGTTTACAGTTGTGTTTGCAACGTCAACAACAGTAGCGTCAGCCAATAAGTTTTTGATGTAACCATCACAAAGAGCTAAAGTAGCGTTCTCTGAAGTGGTGTCACCTTGCCAACGGATAAGCTCGATGTCTTGACCGATTTGCTTAGCCATTGTGTTCCAATAGAAGTCCATGAATGAAGCAACAGTGAAGTCACCATTTGAACCTTTTGTCATTTGCAATGCAACGAATGACTGCTCAAGGTCGAACTGGCAAATTTGTGCCATTGCGCTCAAAGCACAAACATCGATTTCAACTGCGCTCAAGTCATCAGTTGGAGCATCGAAAGGACAAGTTGATGATTGGAGAATGTTGCCGAAAAGGACAGTCGCCAATTTTGTTTTGCTCTTCACACCTGGAAGTAAGCGGTAGTTTTCAGCGATGTTCTCTTCACCTAAGTATGCTTTAGAGAAAAACGCTTCCGGATTGGCTGCCAATAAAGCTGAAGCATCCACATCCAAATCGAATCTTAATTTTTTAGACATTGTTATTTGGTTTTTATTGATTTACAAATTGTTTGAACTTCGCAAATTTTTCACTCATTGAGAGTTGGGTTGCTTGCGTCTCAACCACTTCTTCTTCTTTCTCTGCGTACATCTCTTCGATTTGGTTGCGGAGGTCAGCGATCATTGAGATGATTGCTTTCTCTCTCTCTTCCAACATCGGTAAAACGATTGCAGCGATTGCCTCAGCATCGGTTGCTGGGTCGATAGCCATAGCCTCATCAGTGGTGGTTGACTCTTCAGTTGTTTCTTCAACTGTTGTATCTTCCATCGCCACCTCTTCGGTTGCCATTTCTTCCTCAACCACTTCTTCGGTTGGTTCTTTTTCCACCTCTTTAATCTCAACAACTTCTCCGTCTTTTACGACATAGATTTTGTCTTCGATGCGGTGTTCTCCATCAGGTAACATCATTTTATTTAATTTAATTTGTTCCGAAAGTTTCAGACCGAGAAAGCCTTCAATGGAGAAACCGACTTGATCGTTGGCAACCAATTCAGCAAAGTACTCAGCATCGGTCACCTGTGCGGTCACCATGAGAGTTCCTTTCGGTACCTCAATGCCAAATGTCGAATATGCTTTGTCCTTGGTTGGGTTGTCAACAATCCATGTCTCAAGGATGTAAGCTGGTACTTTTTTCTCGGTGTCGTGTTCCAAATTGAAGATGTCACGATTGCGCAAATCAGCCATAAATTTGGTGTGAATCTGCTCGATGACTTCCTCAGTAAACTGAACGTAATACTCACCATCGCCATCATTCTTGCGGTAGATGTCCATTGGTATCATGGCAGGTGCTGTGATGCGATACTTCACGTCATCAGCAAACATCAAACGCTTGTCACTTCCAAATGCCATACCCTTGACCTTAATAGCCGGTAGGTTGGTGAAAGCAATCATCTCAATTCCGAGTGTTTCTCCATCGGAGTACTCGTCATCGATTGTGATTTTGTAGATAGGTAAGTCCTTGGTCATTGCTTATGTTGCAGATTTTGTATATTTGTTCAAAAAATAACTATGATAACAGTATTCGACAGGGAGATTCCCAACAAAATGAGTGAGCTGAGCATCGAGCAGTTCGAAAAAATCAGCCAAATTCTGAACAATCAAGAGTTCGACAACGTTGAAAAATACGTTGAGATGTTCAAATTCCTTGGCATCGAGGAGAAGATGTGGGATGACTACCCATTCAGCGAGTTCATTGAGTTGGTTCAGAAGTTTAACCTGGACTCATACACCCCGAGTGAGCCTGTTGCATCCATTGAATTGGAAGGATTCACATACACAGCTGAGATGCGCCTGTCAGTTAAGGAGACAAAGCTGATTGAGAAGATTGTGAACAACAAGCCACACAACTACATCAGCGACATCCTTGCAATCATGTTCAAACGCAGTGACCTCAGCAACACTGAACACTTCGCAGATGCCCATTTGAAGCATAAGGCAAAGCTGTTCCGCACTCAGAAAGCTGAGTTGTGTGTACCATACATTGTGTTCGTCACTGAAAAAATTGCAGAGTATGCACAAGCCAACGCTCCCAAAAGCGTGGAGTCAAGTCAGTCTTGAGCAGTTCATTGAACTCAGAGCACTCCAGCCTGAGGATGGATTGTTCAACCACAACATCGATATCCTCTGCACGCTCACTGATGCATATCCTGAAGACTTCGATGATGCTGAACTGCATGAGGTAGGTGAGTGGTTTAAAGATTTGCAATGGCTGTATTCAGAGCCAACCAAATTGTATACTGATCGTATTGGCAAATTCTACCTCAAGCCAATGAATGAGTTGACCCTTGGTGAGTTCATTGACCTGGAGTATTACTTCAGCCAGGACTATATCAAGAATCTCGCAAACATCTGCGCACTGTTGTATCGCATTCCTGAAATCATTGAGGATGGAGTGGTCGCAAAATGGGAGACAACTGCATTCAAGCCAACAGCGAGAGCGCACTACTTCCTCGAGCAACCAATCACGAAGGTGTATGGCATCCTCACTGAGTACATCAAATTCAGGGACCAATTTATCTCATCCCATTCCAACCTAATGACTGAAGATATCGAAGATGACCTCAGTGATATCGATGACCCTGAAGAGCGCAAAGAAGCAGAGAAGCAAAAGGCATCCAACAAATGGGGATGGGAGCAGTTGATTTGGTCAATGACCAATGGTGACCTCACCAAGTATGAACAGGTGATTCAGATGAAGCTGATACTTGTGTTCAACTTCCTTGCAATGCGTAAAGAGTTAGATATTTAGTAATCGAGTGCGTAGTTGAACTCACCGAATAGTGGAACAAAGTCGTATATCACCTTTGGCTTTTTGCGCAATAGGTTACCGAGTTCCAAGATTGGAAACTTCTGAGCCAAATCAGCCACATACATTCCATACATTTCACCGATTAATCCATTCATCTCGAGTGCATCATTGAATTTCTTGACCAATCTAAAGGGTGCGATGGTGGCTGTGCCGTTGTTCAGGTACCCAAAATAGTAAGCAGCAAGAATCTCGATTCGGAGATTGCCCTCAGTTGTTACCTTGGCATTGATTTTGACTGAATCATACAAGGTGTATGTGTCAATGAGTGCTTCATCCTTGATGACTTTCTTGAGTGTGTTGGCAACTCTTCTCCTTACTGGATACTTGAAGTTGAACTCACCTGTATTTTTATATCTTGCCATTACTTATGTTGCAATTAGTCCCCGATTTGTTTAGGAATCTGACAATCGGTCCATGAATCCATGGTAAATGTGATGGTCATCAACCATCCAGCAGCATAGTCGAGGAGGTCATTGTTGAGTGGAATGAGTGAAGGGAATCCAACCACATCGAAATCTCGGTCATCATTGTTGAATGTGTAGTTCAGGTACAAGTCCATGAGTATCTGATGACAGTCACTGAGAATCACGTTGATATTTGCCCTGTCTTTTTGGATGATGTCAAAGCAATAGATTTCAAGAGTGAAGTCATTGGTGTTCTCGGTAGGTATTGCATCGACAGGTACGATATAGATAATCGGAAATTTTTCGTTTTTCGTTGCAAAGTTAAACAACTGTTCTTTGAAGTCAGAACCTACTTTCTTGACCTGGTGGTGCGCATCATAGAATGCAATGATTTCGTTGATGAGTGCTTGGTAACTTATCACAATACTGCGTTTTTGAGAATTTTATTTACTTTGTTCTGAACTCCTGTCATCTCGGTCTCACTGACCACAGCATTCACAGTGATCGTGGAGTTGGTCTCAACACCTGAAGCTGAGCCTGTGTTGTTGGCTGCGTTGCCTTGACCGAATAGGTTGCCCGGTACGAATGATGGAACAGCTGTGCCACCACCTTGGCTGCCACCACTTACACCTGCACTCGATGGTGCTGATACTGATGCTCCGCCACCACCATTCATGAACTTGCTGATTGATGATGCCACGATGGTACCGATTGATGTGGCTGCTCGAATCTTAGCTCCAGCAACTGCCGCTGTTTTTAAAGCTGCACCACCATCAGGGAGGAGTGTCCATGTTGGATTGGATAGGTATCCTGATATTTCTCTCTGAGTGTTGACCACTACCTCACCAATAGCAAGAGCTTTGTCAACCACAAAGAGTGCGTTTGCGACTTTCTTATTCTCACCAGCAAGGTCACCGATGGCAGATATCAAGCCTTTTGCCATACCAAGTCGAGCATCAAAAAGTGATTGCTCTGCTGCCTCGACTGCGGCATTGTATTTTTGTTGCTCTTCAAATGAGACCATGTTTGCCTCACCTTGAATCTGCAATGATTTTGTTCTTGTATCGATTAGTGTATTGAGAGTGGTTTGTGCTGATTTAGTAACCAAGAACTCACTCTCTTTTGCCTCATCCTTTCGCACTTCATTAATCTCAAGAGATTGAGCCTTCTCAAGTGCTGTGATATCTTGCTTGTACTTTTTAGCCTCAGCAATCAGTGCATCATACTTGGTCTTGATATCATCAATCTCTTTCTGCGTTTGCGTTTTGCCTGAGTCAACCACCAATTTGTTGGCAGCTGCAATCTCTGCTTGGATGGCTTTGAGTCCTTCCTTGTATTTCTTTATCGCTTCATCACGTCTCGCCTTAGCCTCTTCAGCTGCTTTCTTTTCAGCTTCAGCTTGTTCAGCTGCGTCTTGGATCGCCAACATCTTGCGCTCTTTCGAGCCATCCTTGATGAGTTTGTTCTCTTCCTCGATGCGTTTGCGCAATGCCTTACGTCTGTCGATACTATCCTTGTCAGTCAGTCCTTTCAATTCAGCGTACTCGTTGCGAGCATCACTCAATCGTTTCTTGGCGGCATCGGTGATGGCTTTAGATTTGTCCATCTCGAGCTTGGTGGTATCTTTACCCGCTGCCTTTGCCTTAGCAATCTCCAAATCATATTGGTCGGAGATAGCCTCAGTACGTTTTTCAGATGACTTGAATGCCTTCTCGTTGGCTTTCTCCATCGTTCTCGCATTCTCTTCAGCAGCATACGATGTCAGTCCCAACCAATCGGTCAACTCCTTGAATCCATCGATGAGTGCATTGATTGGAATCATCAAGAAATCAAGCACCTTTTGCAGCACACCAATCTTATTCAAAAACACACCTATCGCAACCACGATTGCAGTGATGATTGCAGTCAACAAAAAGATTGGATTTGTTAGAATCTGCGCTCCGAGTTTAAGAAATGCACCACCCATTGTTGTGATGGTTGACGTCAGACCCTTCATGCTCTTGCTGATATCAGCAGCATTCAATCCACCAAGATTCTTGGCGAACACCTGAGCCTTCTGAGATGCCTCTTCGAAATCGAGTGACATGATTGAATCACGAATACCACCAAATGAGTTGGATATCTGCTCAAATTTTGAACCTGATGCAAAGACATTCACTGCATCATTGGCATCCTTAATCCTATCAGCTACCTCACCCGCTCTCGCAGCGAGTGCAGCCATTTGTTCAGGGTCAGACGCATCAGCAATTGCTGCCTTGAGTTGACGGAGTTCTGCCTTTAAACTGGTGACCCCTGAGAGCTTGAGTGGTATTTCGATTTCGTTAGCCATATATTCGGACTTCGATTGATGAGTATCTTAAATTGCCATCCTGGTGTTGATGGTTCTGAGTATTCGTTGTTCGCACATAGATCGTGCCATCAGTGAGAACTTCGGCAGTTGCAAGGTGGTCATGTTCTACGTTGCCGATTATGACGAAAGTGTTTAGAACATTCAGCGGGTTCGGTGCGGTGCCGATGTACTCACCCTGTGCGATGCGAGTCCATGTAACGCCACCAATCGTATCAGACAACACAATGGCTGTCGGAGCTGCCGTTCCTGTCTGAGACAAGAGCGCAATGTATCCACCTGTCGGTGCGTTGATTCCGTTTATCTGAGGAGTGATGATACCATCCTCGTTGAGAATCTTGTTGTCACCAATGACCAATCCCTTCACACCTTGACCGATGATGTTGCCCTCACCTTTCACGATCACGTCATCTCCTGAGAGGTTGCCATTGGCAGTGGTTGATTTGGTTTGAAGAATGCTGTCCTCAGATGCCGCTGTTGTGGTTGCTGAGGTCGGTGTACCTGGACCGGTGATGAACGGTGCAAGCTCAATCTCTGAGTCGATGCTGATGAGCTCCACCTTGGTTGCTGTGTTTGCATTGGCATCATAGTCGATGACTCGGTTGATGTTCCACCATGAGTTGTCGATTCGAACCTTTTGGTTGAGCTTCAATGTTTGGATATCAGCTTCATTCAGGTAGAACATAGCAACCAACATCTTGCCCACATTGATTTGGTTGACTGTCCTCCTCCAGTACAAGTTGTACAGGTTGTTGGCAGTCAGTGTCTGAGGCGAATAGTAGTAGTAATCGTTGGTGCCGAAGTTGATGTCAAAGGTTGGAAGCAATGCGTTGTCAAAGTGACCAATCATTGGATATGTCGTATTGCCGAGCGCACCGGTTGTGCCGTATTCAATCAAATCCCATGTGCCGCACGTTTGCTCACCACCATCATACAAGATGCGGATGTTGGTCTTGGGTGCCTCACCATTGAGAGCTGGAACATAGGCATCGAATGTCGTGGCAACCACAGGAGTCGGTGAGAACAATATCTCCTTGGTATCAGTTCCTTTGATATATTCATTGTCGAATGTATACTCGAGCTGCCCATATATTTCATTGGTCATTTGAGTGTACACCTCATTGGGTGAATCCTTGTCTTGCTTATAGCTGAGGATGAGTTTCTTTGCAGTGAGGTCTGGCAAGAATATCAAGTCTTGCTCACGCTCCTTCATCAGCTTGGCAGTCCAATCGACTTCAACCCCTGAGTCATAGTACTCATCCCTGTGCTTGAGGATGAGTTTGTTTGGTTGGTCCGTATCAATGTCGACATACAGGTTGTACATCGTGAAGATTGACTTCACAAAATCGGATTGCTTTATCTTGAGCGGCACATATTGGTTGATGTCCAAGATGCCACCAATCACTTGTACGTTTGTTGTTGGAAGTATCTTGATGCGTAGCGAGTTCACTTTGAACTCTGCATTCACAGCATTCGGTGCTGGTGTGAATGGGAACACTGTGTTCGTGAACCATGCTGTGAACTGCTGATAAATTCCCACACTGATCGTGAGTGCATCACCTGTGTTCAATACTCCTGACCCGGCTGCATTCTGCATTGTTATAATTCCACCTGTCTTGGTTCCTGATGATGGCGGTGAGAAGTTATGAATACCTGGAGCGAGAGCGAACCCTGTGCCGATGACTTGATTGTTGTCGATGTTCACATATTGGTCAACGTATGAGCCAAATGAAGCAGCCAATCGAGGTCGACCATTGTAGCCATTGTACATATTGTACACCGTTACACCATTAGTGTTGTCGATATAAAAGTCATAGTCAATCTCATACTGAATCGTGAATCCTTGACCACTTGATGCGTTGGTGTCAAATGGTATGGTGTATACACCTGTGGTTGGGTTGAATGCACCCTGCACATCGGTTATCTCAGTCCATCCTGTTGTCGGGTCATAAGAACCAAATGTATTGGTTGGCTCAATGAAAGTGAATGGCGAAGTCAACTGTGCATCAACCAAATAGTCCTGAGCATCGAATGTGTTCGCATCCCCATTGTAAGGAATGAGCAGCTTGTCGAAGCGTGCAGCTGCGAGGTCCGACCACTCATATTGGAAGCCTGCCGTTGCGAATATCCTATCGAAGTAGGTCTTGGCATAGATAGCTGGCTTGAATTGACGTACATTGAAGATGTTGTCAGTGTCGAATGGCATCACATATTTGAAGCCATCAGTGACAGTGTTGTCGAATGTGGCGATGATGTCAGCCGCTGTGAAGATATGGTTGAGGTCAGTGAAGTCCAGGTCAGTGAGTTCAGCGTTTGTGATCGCAGTAAAGAACTCGATGCGAGTGTCCTTGATTAAGACCTCATACTCGACCCCTTGCTCATAGGCATCGGTCTGCTGACTCTTTTTAACTGAGAGCAACTGAAGCAGCGCATCCTCCACAATTGGAATGCCATCCTGGATGACTGCGCACTTGGTGAGTGCATTGATGTTAAAGGTACCGGCTTGGATGTTTACATCATAGTAGTGGTTCAGGATGTCATTGTTGTTCTTGCTTCCAACCAATGTAATGGTCTTGGAAAACGTACCTGTGCGCTTGGTGAAGTCACGAATGTCCCCGACTGCGAAGTTCAATGGGAACACTGTTGCCTCCTTCACATCGAGGTATCCTCCACCAAGGTCATCGTATCCAAGTGACTTGAGTGTATCAACACAGCAAGCTCTTGCTTCGAATGTTCCACCATCAGCTGCGACTCGCTCCTCGAATGCACTGACTTGAGCATCGATGCTGGAGGAGTATTTGATTTGTATCTTAACCATTTATGTTGTCCTGATTTGCGAATCTGACGTTGATGTTTTGACGGATGAGATTCTTGTTGCGCTGCTTGAAGACCTCGTATGCGTTGTTGTTGACAATACATGGTTGATAAGTCGATGAAGCTGCGGTCAACTGCTCACCACAAATATACGATGTTTCTTTGATGAACACCTGTGGCGATGTGACCAACTCCTCGAAGTAGTTCGACATCTCCTGAGTCATCCAATTGGTGTTGAGGTCAAGCGATTTGATGACGTTGATATTGATTGAGCGGAAGCCAAACTCTTCAGTCTTGTATGTCCACTCATCTGATGCGTTGACATATCCTTGGACATCTTGATTGTACACCTCACGAGTCACATCTCCACGCTCATATGATTTGAGCTGAAAGGCAAACGATGACCATGAGCCTAATCGGTCAAGGAACAACAGCGAGTACTCCACTGATGTGGTTCTGCGGTCCAGGTAAACACGATATCTGACTGAGTCCTGTTGAGGTAGCGTAGCGCCATTGGCGAAAAAGAACTCATACCACTCGACTGAATCGTCAATGAGGTCTCCAGTGCCGACCAATGTGCCATAGTTATTCGGACCAACAGGGACCTGAACGATGTCATCGGTTGACGAAATCGCTTTGTAGAAAGCCAAGCCATTGCTGTTCTCGAAGATGATGCGGTCAGTGCCTTTGGGATTCTGAATGTTGAGCGATAGGTCCTGACCAATGGTGCAGTAAAAATTGTTCTCAGGTTGGTTGGTCAACCACAGCTTTGTGGCTGCGTTGAGCTTATAGTCGAGATAGTCGTATGAGGTCCAATCTGCCCATCTGAAGGCGCCATTGAACACCATTCTGTTGTTGAACTCAGTGATATCACGAGTGATGACCTTTCGGTTGTCAGCGTAACGGACCGAGCCATCAATGGCAGCATTTGTGATCGTGGACCATGCCACGTTGACACTGAATGCCGAACCTGTTGCACCGATGACAGTGTGCAGTCCCTCGAGTTGAGGATTGGCAACACCACCATCAGCTTGAATGATGATTACCTGGTCACCAATTTGGAAGGTATTTGTGACATTTATTCTCACGTTTCCACTGGAGTCGGTCAGTGAAGATGTGTAATTGAACTCAGCCACAAACTCCTCACCTGTCTTCACGTCATATTTATAGTATGAGTTAGGTGCGGCATAGAATGACGTGGTCAATGTATCGAGGTCCCAGGATACTTTGGTCTGAAGTAGCTTGGAGATATCTTGCCTTCCATATCCATCGATTGGACGTGGCAAGACTTTGTACTCAGCTATCT